ATACCTCTTAATGATTCTGGTTTTAATTCCATTATCTTTTAAGAGTTGTGATGCTGCCATCAAAGTATCACGTTCCTGTTTAATCGATGAGATTTGTTTTTTCAGAGACAAGTATTCTTCTTGACAGTATTTTAACTTCTCATGTGCTTCTGACGAATCAGATTTATTAGTTTGTAACATTTGAACTTGATCTAACAAGTCTTGAATTTGTTTTTGTATTCTACTAATCGTAGAGTTTTGAATAGCAATATCAGAATTAACTTTAGTAATAAGTTTAGAAGTTAGTAGATGACGATTCTCTCTTTCTTCCTCAAGTTTAATTGCAATGTCCATCTCCTCAAACCCTTCATTAAGTTCTTTGATAGAATTCATGATGGAATCAACTTTACTATTTTTTAATTCTTCAGTGATTGATTGACTACACGTAGGACAAGTTTCGTTATGAGTAAAGAACTCATGCTGTTTTTTATGAGCAGAAAATTTCTGTTGAATTTTTCCCTTCAAAGTGTTTAACTTTTTTAATTTTGTAGGAGTGAATGATGTACTCTCAAGTTCTTTACAATAAATTTCGGTTTGCTTATTAAACTCTTCAACTAATTCTTGAGAAGCAATACGTTCTAAATCTAATTCACTTATGAACTTTTGTTTTTCAACAATAGACTCCTGGTCTCTTTTGTTTATTTCTTTGATAAACTGCTGATGCATATTAATTTTTTGTTCAGCAAGTTCTGCTTTATAATCAATGTCTTTCATCTCTTCCGTAGATGTTTTGACCTTATCTTTTAAAACAGTATTCATGATAGAGAAGATTTGGATATCCAAAATATCTTCAATGATGTCACGTCTTTGGGTAATAGGAAGACGCATGAATGGAACAAAGGTGGAAGAACCAAGCACCACAATCTGGGTGAATGACTTGTAGTTCATCTTTAAAATGTTTGTCTCCAGTTGTTTTTGATAATCATTATTATTACTGGATTGATCCAACATCTCTCCGTTCTGATATATCTCAAATTTTGCTGGTTTGATTCCACGCACAACTTTGAATTGATTTTTACCAATCAAGAAATCAATTTGCACTTCAGTATCTTTTTGATTGATACTGTTGACAAGCATAGGTTTATTAATTTTTCTGAATGGTTTACCAAACAAAGAAAATGTTAGAGCATCAAGAATAGTACTCTTACCAGCGCCATTAGTTCCAATGATTAAATTAGTTTTCGCAGCTTCCAAATCAATTTCTGTAAACACATTCCCGGTTGACAAAAAGTTTTTCCAACGAAGTTTTTGAAAAATAATCATTAGGTATCAAGTAGGGGGAATAATAAAATCATCGATAGTTATTATAGCATAACTGTGTTCTCTCTCTTCACAGGCTGCAACAATAAGTTCTTTTTCTATTTCAATAATTTGAAGTGTTGGACCATTACGTACTTCTATAAGTTGTATTGCATATCTTTCTGCATCATCTTGATCCTCAAAAATAGGAATGATACGTTTTCCAGTAGAAGAATCTATTAAAGAAAAAACTCCTTCGGGTTGATCTACTAGAGACAAAACATATGTTTGCATCACACCAGTTCGCAACTTTCCATATATAGCGATCTCATAAGTTTTTTAAGAGAAGATTTATCTACGGACATCTCTACTTCATCAATGTATTCATTCAACAAAGTCAGAGTATCTTTTACTTCTACATCTACATCATCAACTTCATCTTCGCTTACAAGAGTTTCTACAATTTTGATATCATAAACACCAGAAGCATATAATGAATCAATAACTTTTTCAAATTCATAGTAATCTTTTTTTTCTTCTACAATTACCTTTACAAAAGTATCTTTGAACTGACTGTAGTCCAAGTTCATAGTTTTATCTACATCATTGTAGTATACTTTCTTGAAGATTTCATATGGGTTCTTTACCATACGAAGTTTGTTCTTTGCTGGTTCGTAAAGATGAAATCCTCTAGTGTCAGCGTAGTCATTCCAGAACATCTGATAAGGATTGCCGAGGTATGTGATGTTACCTTTACTTGACTTGTGATGGTAGTGTCCAGAGAATACTTGCTTGAAATTCTTATAGATCTTGGGATCCATACCATGCTCCATCTTAAGACCAGGGGTTACTTCAAACCCATCAAGCTCAAGATGTCCCATAACTATTTCTGCATCTGTATTTTTGAGATGCTCCATTGTCGCTTCTTCGTTTTCCCTATTGATCCAAGGGACAAAACAAATTTTCGTACCCTCAATAGTAACAGTACAAGTCTCATCGTAGACATGAATATTATCATAGTCGCCTAGTAATAGATCAGGAGAGTTGACAGCGTTTGTATTCTTGTAGTACACACAGTGATTTCCAAGAATAGTATGAACTGTGATACCCATATCGCTCAAGCGATCAAAGTAAGTTGCACGAATTCTATTCCAAACATTAAAGTCAATACCTTTACGGTTATCAAAAGTATCACCTAGATCAATGATCTCTGTAATTCCTTTCTTCTCAAGCGTCGGAAAGAATATATCATCATAGAACTTAAGGAAGTAATTCCAAAATGTTAGAGAACCTTTACGACCATCAAGATGCTGATCAGTAATAAGTGCTACGGTCATCGGTTCATTTTTGTTTCAATATTTTCTTTGATGCTACCCATATCAGAGTATGAAGCATTCATACCTGCCATATCACCTTCATAGGTATCAGTATACATAACTTCTTGGTGACCAGATCTTTCAAGAATCTTACTTTTAATTTCTAGTTGACGTTTCTCTTTTTGAATACGACGAAGAAATGCGTAGTAGATAATTTGAGTAAAATAAGCAAATGGATTAGAAGACTTCTCTGGATTAAAGTTATCGATATACTGCAAGCAGTTTTCAATACCATCACAGATCATGTCTTCACGAAACATGTAATTGACAAAGTTAGGTTTATATGATAGGTGCGTGGCGATCTTAAGGAAACACTCACCAACATAGTTTGGAACTAAAGGTTTACTCTTACTTTTCTTTTTAGCAATCTCTACCTTACGTTTGTACTCAACAATAGCTTCAAGAAACTCTTTATTATTTACGTAATATTCAGTCTTCGTTTTTGCCATGCTGGTTTTATTTGTTGATCTTATTATATCAGAAATTCTTATTTCTGTCAAGTGCTTGACAAAAGACCTAAAACCTAATAGAATAACTCTGTTAAGGGTGAAAGAGACATAGTATCTAATTAGCTGTTATTAAATAGAGACTCTAATTTCTTTTTAGTATCTTCTACTGATCCCAAGTACCCCATCTCTTTAGAGAGTGAGGAGTGGGTAGGCCCATCATCTGAATCTAAATTATTTACATTCATAATATAATAAGCAAGTATTCTTTCATCTAATTCAGAAATAGTAACTACATTATTCATCTCAATAATAAACATATCATCATACGAAGAGGAGATCCATTCCTTTAATGAGAATCCTTCAATGTTTTTACCTAATCTTTTTTGTGATACTTTCTCAACAAGGAGAGGATTATCTAATAACAAGGAATCTTCATCAGTCATATAACATACTTTAGAAACTATTTCTTCCCCCGACGATAACTTTATTGTTGCATAAAATTCTTCTTCCATTTATTACCTTAAATTTACTTTAATTGTTTCATACTTAAAGTTTTCTTCCTGGTAAATTGCCATCCGTTCGTACAGATGTTTGAGTGTGTAATTTTCTCTACTACCTGAAATGTCGTCAGCAATATCATAAAGAGTAGCAATCTCTTTACCTTCTCCCTTCCTCAATACTCTACCAATACTTTGTAAGTTTCGGACTCTTGATTTAGAAGGTGATGCGAAGATAATATTGTGTAATCTTTTAATATTAATACCAGTACTGAATGTTCCGTAAGAAGCAATGATTACTGCATTGTTTTCTTTTTCTGTGATGTTCCTAACTAATTCTCTATCTTCGGTATCAGTACCACCGTGAACAAAGAATACTTTACGATCATCACTAACATTATTATTTATCAGTTCATATAATGGTTCGCCGTGCTTCTCCACATAGTTGAAAAGAACAAGAGTGTTACCATCAATATCAGTAACAAGATTTTTAATTAGATTGTTTCTTTTTTGGTGAGTTACGATGTACTCCATCTCGGCATGATAGTCTTCAAAATATTGATACTCATGCTTACATACTAAAATTTTAATTCTTAAACTAGAAAGATATCCCTGCTTAATTAGATCATCAGTTTTAGTAACTTTGTCACACGCACCAAACAATCCTTCCAGCACCCACTTATGAGTCTTGCTACCATCTAACGTACCGGTAAACCCAAAGCGGTACTTGGCATTATGCAGTTTAGTCATAATACCAGTCAGACTTTTTGACTTAAATAGATGTGCTTCATCACCGATAACACAGTCAATGTCATCGAAGTATCTTTTGGGAAACTTATAGATTGATTGCCAGGTAGATATGACAACTTGTTTATCAGTATTCTTATCTTTGCCTGAATAAATGGTGTGACAAAACTCGGTGGCATTCCATCCATAGTCGCTAAAATCTTTAATCATTTGTTCTACCAAAGAAGTAGTGGGAACTACTAGTAGAATCTTTTTACCTGTAGCAACATAATATCTTACAATGCTGTAGATCATTAAAGATTTTCCTGACCCTGTAGGAGAAAGAAACAATCCTTTATTATATTTTAATGCTTTGTATACAGTAGCGTATTGATAGTCTCTTGGAGGATACTTACAAATTTTATCCATATAAACTTTGACACCACCAGGAGAAACTAATTCATTAACTTCTTCTGGAGTCCC